CATCTTATAATAACAAATTTAGAAAACAATTTGCTGGATTAGGTATGACCTATGACGCAACGAAAGATAAGTTTATTTCAAAAAAACCTCATGCTTCATGGGCATTAGATAGTGAAGATGATTGGAAAGCACCAAATACATATCCGAGTGATGGTAAAAGATATATTTGGAGTGAAACTGCTTATCAAGCAGATAACTCAGACGGTTGGACTTTAGACGAGTAATATATGGCAATTAATAGAGCAAATGGTGGCGTAACAGGAGTAAATAATAAGACTTCTCGTGGTGGAAATAAAGTTTCTACCTTTGAAGCTTCAGGTACTTTCACAGTATCTCCAGGAACAACCGAAGTTGATGTACTCGTAGTTGCTGGTGGCGGTGGCGCTGCAAAAGGTGGCGGCGGTGCAGGAGGATTTTTAGAAACAACAGGAGTTGCTGTTGCACCTAGTAGTGTAATTCCAATCACAGTAGGTGCTGGTGGTGCAGGTGTTGATAACGGAGGACAAGGCGGAAAGGCTGCTGGTGGTGCTGCTTCTATTTTTGGTAGTGATAGTACTCCATTAATAGCAGTGGGCGGTGGCGCTGGAGCCGGTGATGATGGAGGTTCAGGTGGTTCACCTGGCGGTGCAACCGGTCCTGGTGCTGGTGATGCTGGTGCTGGAGGTTCTGGTGGTGGTGGATCAAATGGTTCTAATGCTGTTGGAGGTGCAGGTACATCTGGACAAGGTAATGCCGGCGAATCTCATCCACATGGAATATTATCTGGTGGAGGGGGTGGAGGCGCCCTTGAAGTAGGAGGAACAAATGGTGATGGTAGAGGTGGAGATGGTAAACCCTCAACAATATCAGGAGCAACAACTAGATATTCTGGTGGTGGGGGATCAGGTGGAAGTTCGCCAAATCCTGCAACCACTGGTGTACAAGGTGGTGCTGGTGGCGGCGGTTATGGTGGGGATCATCCAAACGGAAATGGTTCAGTAGGAATTGCTAATACAGGAGGTGGTGGAGGCGGATGTTCTCAAGCACCTGGAGGTAATGATGGTAATGGTGCTGCTGGAGGTTCTGGTGTAGTTGTTATAAAAGAAAAAAACAAAGCAAATGGTATGTTCAATATGAACAGTCATTTTAATTCAACTGTAAAAGGACAATGGCCAACAGCAGACAGATATCAAATAAGTAATTCTGGTATGTTTTCTCATGGTTCTAGTCAACAAATAGTAAGAACACCAAGTACAGCAGGAAATACACAAACTTATACTATATCAGCATGGGTAAAAAAAACTATGGTAGGAACTAATAATGGTCAAGATTGTTATTTATTTTCTTCACAGGTAGATTCAAACAATAGAACAGTTATGGGAGTATTTGGTTCAAGTGCTACTCAAGGAATGTTTTTTGAAAATAAAGTAGGCGGCACTTCAGCTCAAGTTGATTCGTCCGCAACTTTTAGGGATCCCTCAGCATGGATGCATTGTGTCTGGGCGATAGATTCAACTCAATCAACAGATACAGAAAGAGTGAAATTATATATGAATGGAAAACGAATAACTGCTTTTGATACTACATCTTATCTTGCTCAAGATTTATCAACACAATGGAATAGAGCACAAGTAAATTACATAGGGTCAAGAGCTGGTGGTAACTATTTTGATGGATACTTAGCTGATATTCATTTAATTGATGGTCAGCAATTATCTGCAAACTATTTTGGTGAACCTGATCCAGATAATCCTAATACATGGATACCAAAAAAATACAATGGTACTTTTGGCGCTCAAGGTAGTTTACATGAATTTGGTGCTACAGCAACAGGTGTAGGTGCTGATAGATTTGCTAGTGATACATCTGGAAATGGTAATCACTTTGATACTAATAATTTTTCAGGTAGTTACCAAATGACAGATTGTCCTACTAATAATTTTTGTACTTATAATTCATTAGATGCTGCTTCAAACCAGGGTTCGGGTTCTACTTTGACAAAAGGTAATCTAAACACTAATACAGGTGATAATAAAAATGATATAGGAACAATGGGATTTGATAGTGGAAAATGGTATTGGGAAGTTACCTGTGCAGGTTCTGGAATTATAGGTGTTCAACATGAAAGTGTTAATCACTTAAACGACACAAATTTAAATGATGATGTAGGTTCAGTTGCACTTAGTTCATATCACGGAACAATATTTCATAATAATAATTCAGACACAACACCAGGTACTGACCGAGATGGATGTATTTTAGGTTGTGCTGTTGATATGGATAATAATAAAATATACTGGCATAAAGACGGAACTTATTATGATACATCTGGAGGCACACAAAATCCTGTTACAGGTGCAAATCCAATAACAGTTGCAACAGGAACAAATACAACCGGTTTTTGGTTTCCTAAACTAGCTTCAGGAGAAGATAGTCAAACTTATGAATCTAATTTTGGTAATCCAACTACTTCAATATCAAGTGGTAATTCAGATGATAATGGTTTTGGGAATTTTGAGTATGATGTCCCAACAGGATATTATGCACTTTGCACAAAAAATTTAGCACAATACGGATAAAGGATAAATAGTTATATGGCATATACAACAATAAATGATCCAGAAAAATATTTTAAGACAGTTTTATGGACTGGTAACTTATTCGCTAATAGTATTACAGGTGTTAATCATCAACCTGATTTGTTGTGGTTTAAAAATAGAAACACAACAAACAACTTTGAAGTAAGAGATTCCACAAGAGGAACAGGTAAAGGGGGATTAAGACTTGATGATGATGCTGTTGAAGGAGATGATGCTACAAGAATTACATCTTTTGATTCTGATGGATTTACTATTAGTACAGATCCTTCTGTTAATGGAAATCAAAATAAAATATTAGCGTGGTCTTGGGCGGCTAATGGTGGAACAAGAACAACTAATACTGAAAGTGGTAATAATCCCGGAGGAGGTTTTCAAGCAAATACAACAGCAGGATTTTCTATTGTAGATTATACAGGAACAGGTGCGGCAGGAACTATGGCTCATGGTTTAGGTGCAGTTCCTCATTGGATACTTTTTAAATCTAGAAGTGAAGCGTCAAATAATTGGGCTGTTTATCATCATAGAAATACTGCTGCACCAGAAACAGATTTTTTACGATTAGATACAAATGCCGCAACAACTGATAATGCAAATTTTATGAATGATACCGCACCCACTTCTAGTGTGTTTACAGTTAATGATGGAAGTAAAGTTAATTCAGATGGAGAAACTTATATAGCTTATGCGTGGACAGAAGTGAAAGGTTTCTCAAAATTCGGACAATATTATGGGAACGGAAATGCAGAAGGCCCATTTGTTTACACAGGCTTCAAACCAGCTTGGGTTGTGGTAAAAAAAACAAGTGCTACTCATAGTTGGTATACACAATATCAAGGTGAAGGAGATACTCATGGTAATCCTGTTAAATTTAGTTTAACATTAGACAATCCACAAGTTGATATTTCAGAAAATTCTATGGATTTTCTCTCTAATGGTTTTAAATTAAGAACATCAGGTAATGGACATAATACAAATGATGTTACCTATGTTTATGCTGCTTTTGCTGAATCGCCATTTGTTACATCAAATGGTGTACCAGGTGTTGCAGGATAGTATTATAAATAGATATATAAGGAGTAATTAAAATGTGGGCATATATAAAAGACGGTGCAATAAAACAGACAAATAATGTACAAACTAGATTAGAGATTAATTCTGGTTCGTATTTTCCTGCTAAATATGCTAATGAGTGGACAAAAGAACAAAAAGAAACATACGGTGTTTACGAAGTTGTAGAAGATAATAGTAATTATAAAGATACAGATTATTATATAAACACAGGTGAAACAATTGCGTTTGCTGATAATGTTGTTACACGCTCATATGGCACAGCAGTAGCAAAATCTTTAGCTGATGTTAATTTTACAGCACAAAATGAAACTGATGGTTTAGGTACCGAAGGTGAATTGTATTATAGAGGTCTAACTTATTTACATAAAAAAGTTGTATCAGACCAAGCTCATAGTTTACTATCTCACACAGATTGGTATGCTTCAAGAAAAGCAGAAGCGGATACAGCAATACCTACAGCAGTTGGAAATTATCGTGCTGCTGTAAGAACAAAATCTGCTGATATGCATACAAAAATTGATGCCGCTAATACTACTGCTAAATTGATGGCATTATATGTTAGGAATGATTCAGGAGAAAGACCTTTAGGTGATTGGCCAGATCCTGTAGAATAAACTTTAGACTATTACATTATAGAAAGGTGAATATACTATGAATTTAGAATACTATTACTGGTATTTCCAGTCAGCAATCCCCCCTAAAATATGTGATGATATTATTGAATATGGTAAATCTCAACAAGAACAAATAGCATTAACTGGAGATTACGATCCTGAAAAGGTTAGTAAAGATGATATTAAAGATGTTTCTAAAAAAAGAAAATCTAATGTTGTTTGGATGGATGATCCATGGATTTATAAAGAAATACATCC